TGAAGTTGTTTAACGGTTGCATAAGCTTCTTCTAATTCTTCTTTCATTGCTTCTTTTTCAGAATCTTTAGCTTCCATTTTTTCTTCTTTTTCATCTTCATCTTCTTCATCTTCTTCACGAAGAATTGCTTCTAGAATCTCATCAATTGATTCCATTGGCATCATTTCATCTTCATCTTCTTCATACATTCCTTCAGATGCTAAACCATCTTCGATGCTAGCATCTTCGCCTTCAGTAGCCATACCTTCGTGCTCTAAATCACCTTCTAATTCGCGAATAATTGATTCTAGATCTAAATCTTTGTCATATCCTTCGTTGTATTCGTCGGTCATTTCTTCTGCATCCATTTCTGGCTCTTCTTCTGGCATTTCTTCGCCGTCTTGTGTATAAATGTCAAATTCATCAAATTCTCCGTCATTATTAACATCAATTGATAAATCACCAACATCTACACCAGCTCCGGCTTCATCACCCATTTCTGCATCCATTTCTGGTTCTGCATCAATTGGTTCTTCTACTGACATTTCTTCTTCTTCACCCTCGATTTCATTAGTTAGTTTAGTTGCTAACATTCTTTCTAAACGAGGAGCAAAGGCTTCTTGTAAAGCAATTTTAGCGTTTGCTAAAGCAGTTTCTTTAACAGCTTTTGCGTCAGCGATTGCTTCTTTTAGCAAGTCTGATTTTGCCATTGTTTCTCCTTAAATTTGTTTTTTGGAAATAAGATTATTTGAAATCTTAATAGAAATATATTAAATACTAGACACTATATAGGATAGCGTATTTACAAATAAATATGAGCATGTTTTTAAAAACAGTAAAAAAGCTCTAACTTTTTTATTAGAGCCTTAAACTTTAATTAATTTTTTCGTTAAAAAGAATTTAAATCTTTAATTCGTTGAATAAATTGTGCTGCTTGTAATTGTTTTCTACGTGTTACACTAGGTTTTTCAAATTCTCTTCGTTCTTTAATTTTTTCCAATACTCCGGATGATTTTACTTTGCGTTTCCAAGATTTAAGAGCAAATGCTAAATCTTCTCGTTGTGTACCTACTACATTAACTGCTAAAGGATTGCCCGGAACAATTGTTTGATGTTGTTTTTGTTTTTTACTCATATATTAAATTTAAATTTCTGGTTGCGGTTTTGGTTTTGATTGTCTAACGTTAAATCTAAAATGTTTTAATTCTGGCTTCTGTGCTAAGTAACCTTGTATTTTTTGTGATTCTAAGCCTGGATCTTGTCCTAATCTAAAATAAAAATATCCAATTTTACCTGATGGAGAAATTGTGTGTTTAACTACTGTAAATCCTTTTCTTTCTGACCATTCTTTAATTTCTTGTGCGACTGCTTGTGCTTCTGCAGGATTTCTTAATACATATTCAATGCCGCCTCTATAATCAGTAATATTATTAACTAATTGTGCTTCTTCTAAGTCCGATTCAGTTTTTAATGCATTTAATACATCTTTCATTCCTAAGAATGCATCTCTCATATCTTTAGCATTTTGAACATCATCTTTTGTAAACTTAGGAATTCCTGTAGTAGATGTTGGTTCATTTTGTTCAGTTAACCCAAAAAATTCTTTATATAATTTTTTAAATATACTCATCATTCTACCTATATTATAATAATTTTATATCAAATATCCAAATTAACCAACATCATAATATTTACGAAGGCCTTCTGCAATATCTTCATATGCAGCACTTAAACGTTGTTGAAGTTGACTCATTTCTTTTGCTGTTGCTTCGAATACTTTGTATGATTCATTAAGGCCTTTCATATGACGATTGATAGTCATTTTATCAAACCAGCCTTCATCTTGTAAAGCAATGTTTTGTGCTTTTTCTACAATATCTCGTACTCGTTCGGTAAGTTCTTGCAAATTACCTTTTCCGTAAACTGATTCACCCATAGCTGAAAAATTCTTTACAGCTTCCATGAATTGTTGTTTTTCTTCGCGAGATAATTTTAATTGCTCTTCGCCACCGTTAAGTGTTTCTAAAATATATGCCAAATTGCTTTTCATTATAGTATCCTACATTTCCCATCTTCACATAATATTGATGTGATGATATTATTTATTTTATCGTATTTACTTTGGTTTGATTGTTTGTTAACTGATTCATTCATACTAACAGGACGCATAAAAGCCCCATGAGTAGAAGGATTAGATACGAAATCCCAACATATTAATTCAAAATCTTCTTGAACTTCAACCGTGCCTTCACTTCGTAATTCTTTAACTGAGCCTAATCCTCGAGAAGAAATTCCTAATGTAATTCCTGCTTTAAATAATTCTTTTAAAATTTTACCCGAGGGTGTATCTAAAACTTGAACTGCACCCATTAAATTGTCACCGTTCCACCAAATTTTTAAAATATTGTGTGAAACATTGTTTAAGTTAACAATTGATGATTCTGGATGATCTAGTTCACCTAATGCTCTGTGTTGATCGATATATTCTTTTTGGTAACGTACACATTCTCTTTGTAGAATTTGTTTTGGATATACGCGGCCGTTTTGATTCTTGGCGCCTGCACGTTGCAAAACACCTTGAACTACAAAACCGCCCGGAACGCCATATGCGGCGCCTGATGACTCTTTTAAAGAACCAATCGGTTTAAATGGCATATATTCTACAATTAATCCTTTTGACATTTTATTCTCCTAACGCTCTAACTCGCTCTGATATTTTAATTAATCTGTTTGATATTTTATTTAATGCTGTTTCTACAGCGCTACCATATCCTGTTCGATTAACACCTGATTCTGTTTTTAATCTTGATGCATAGTTAACTGTTTTTTCAATTTCTTGAAGTTGTTTTGCGACAGTTTTTATTGTTTCTTTAATTTTTTGTTCAGGCGTTTGTTTAGGATTGCCATTTGCAAAAGATCTATATGATTCAATTAATTGTTCATATTTTGTTTCTATTACATCTTCTACAGTAAGTTTTGTATGATTTGCTAGATCTTTTATATTAGCAGTACCATATGGTTGATTTGTAAATTTAACTGGATATTCTTGATCTTTATTTGGCCATTTATTTACATCTCTAGCAAATGGAAATTTATCTTGCGCATTTTCTTCCGACGATTCTGGTGTTTGATCTAGAGTAGTTTTCCATTTAAATGTTGGTGGCGTATTCACTGATTCATATTGTGCTTTTTTGCCTTTCCATTTTCCTGGTTTAGCAAATGCTGCAGGTGTATTATAACCAGCGATAGCACCAGTTACATTTTGTTCATCAATTTCATTATCACAAACACATTGATCGTTTAGTCGATCACATGAATCACAATAATTATCTAGTTCTAGGAATTTTTCTTCCATTTCTCGTAAAAGTGATTTCATTAATGCATCTCCTTTAATTCACGAACTAAATCAAAATAACGTAATAAAGATAATACGTGTGATTCTTTAATTGATTTCATATTTTCAACAGTACATAACATTTCTGAAAGTTTTTGTACTTTAATTTGTGTTGCTTTATCAGTTATAACTTTTGCTTGTGTTGCTAAATCTTTTTTAATTTTTGGAATAACGGTTTGAATATATTCTTTTAATGCATTTGTATCATTAACATTAGTAATATACTTATTCAAAAGTTGTTTTTGAGATTCATCTAAATTGTTTGAATATTTCTCATTAAATTTATCAATCATTAATTTATATGTTAATAATCGTACATCTTTTGGTTGAGATTGAAATGTTTCTAATGTTAAATCTTTTTCTTGTTGTTTTCTTTCAACAATCATTCCGTTAGATACAATTACATGTTTAGATTCCATCAATTGTTTTGGGTTATCTGTTTCTTGATACTCAAATATCATGTAAATTGATGCTAATGTTTTATAGTTATTGATATGAATTTTTGAAATATCATCAAAATTAAATCGTTCGGAAATTTCTTTAACTAAATTATAACGTTGTCTTTTAAGTAAACTTTGATTTAATTTATTATGAGTTGCTTTAACTGTACGAATATAATCTAATGCTTGAGCTTCGGTTCGATATTGTTCTTTCATTAATGAATTATATAGATACAATTCTTTAGCAAGTTCTGTATTTTTTCCAAAATATTTTTTAATTATATCGATGGTAGTTGATTTATTAGATGATAATGTTTCTGATGTTAATTTTCTAACTAACATTTCGAAAAGTATTCCGGTATTTTTATATTTCGAATGTTTTAATTTTTTCATATTCAATACAGTTCTTTTTTATTTAATAAATATGTTTGATTTATAAAATGTTCTTTTCATCTAACATGGTACCTTGATCTAAATCTTGTTTTCTACTTTTTAAAGTTTCGGTAATAATATTAGGTCCTTTTGATTTATTTAAATAACGAAGTATGTTGTTACTTTCCGTTGCTACCGGTCTAACTGTTTTGTCAAAACGTTTATCGGGAAAGAATGTTGATTTTTGATTATCTGGGTTAAATGCTTGATCAATTTCTTTTTTACCAGTCGGATCCCATCCAAATGCATTTTTATGTTGTCCAAATTTAATTCCTTCGGGTGGACGACCTCCTTGATCTTTTTCTTCTACATCGTCAGATGACATATGCATTGATGCTAAATCGTGAGGCGTGCCAAATGAAACGCCGGTAACTGCAGGATCATTTCCTTCTTGTTCAATTTGATTTTGTCGGAATCGAAGTTTAAGATCTTCAACTACATCCGTACGTTGTTGTAACCATTCATCTTCTGACATATTGAATATAAATTCATAAATGTATTTATCAGAAACTAATTTGCTGTCTTTCATTGAAGTTGCCAATGTCATTTTTTCAGTCATTAATGCAACTTTTTGTTGATCATAAATAATTGATGGAGCGGTTAATTCTAATTCAAAACCAACTAAATCTTCGCCTTCATACCCTTGTGCATATAAATGTACTATAGCAATTTTAGTTAGTTCTGACATTACAATTCTTTGAATACGTTCAATTGTTCTAGCAAAACGAATATCCATAGATGCTAATGTAGTTTTTCCTTCGACGGCTTCTGCATAACCTAAAAATGGCTTTGGAACTTTTAATGCAGCCATCATTTTGTCTTTGATATATTCTAAATCTTCTGTGCCTGTCCAGGTCATACCTGGTAGTGTATCAATTGACGTAGTAGAATTACCTCCGCGAACTGGCAAGTAATAATCTTCTAACATATTCATTAAATTGAATTTAAGATTATAATTACCAGTTTGTTGATCAATATGTGGAATTTTTTTCATTTTATTGATGATCTGTTCCATGAATGAATCAACTTCATTTGGCGGAATGTTACCAATATCAATTTTAAATACACGTTTTTCAGGAGCACGCATTATACGATGTATAAGCATTGCATCTTCCATCATCATTAATTTTTGAAATTCTTTACGTGCACCTTCTAACATTGATCTACCATATGGTAAAAAGTTAGAATCCGATAACATACGGAAATGTGCTATTTCAAAAACTTCAAAATCTTTTCTAGAATCTGCTACGTGTTTAAATTTAATTTTATATTCACCAGTTGCTTCATCATATTCTTCCCAGCGCTCAATTTCATAACTAGAAAATGGACGCGCGTTAATAATTCCTAATTCATCAGCAATATCTAATTTTAAAAAGAAATCGCCATATTTTGTCATGTTGCGAATCCATGTCCATAAATTAAATTCAATATTTAAAATATCATAAAATAAATTATAAAGAATTTTTTGTATCTTAGAATTATTTGTTTTAATAGTTAAGATATCACCAAATTGATTTGCTAATGTAGATTCATCAGAATATATATCAAGTGCTGAACTAATAATAGGATCTCGATCCATCATTTCATAATCAGCATAAAGTTGCATACGATTTTGATGCATATAGTAGTTAGAATCATATCCTCCCATACCACCAACCATGTGCTTGTTAGCACCATGCATTCTTGTATATCGATCTGCTACTTTAGTTTGATTTAAGTTGCCGACACTTTGTAAACGATTTGTATCGACTACACGTAATTTATCTTTTCCATATGCTCGAACAATAACATTCGTAGCAAATAGATTCTGTAAACGTTTTCTTAGAGACGCCATAATATTATTTTACTTTATTATAAATATAACTTGTTACAGAAGCCAGGTCAAATTCTCATTGTAATGACCATTGTTCCATTCCCAGCCGTCAGTATTTCCTGCTGCTTTGCCGGTAAAAATAACTTGTTGTGAAGATTTTTGAAATTGACCTAATGTCTTTTTATGTAGTTCAATTCCTTGTTGGCGTAATTTTAAAGATGTATCTCGCAGCCAAAGGCCAATACAAAATGACATTACTAAGTCATCGTTATAGCCATTTTGTGCTTGAGCTTTTCCATTCAACCAAACAAATACAAATAATTCTTGAATCAAACGTTTGCTTCGTATTACTGGAGTTTTTTCTCGCATATACATTTCAAGAGCTGAAATCATTAATGGACGTGTTCTAGATGTTGTTGATACACCAGGAACCATTTGGCTCTTATCTTTCATATCATAACCTTTTTTAAGTTGAACATCTACATCAACATATCCGTCATCTTTATATGTATAGAATAAATTTTCATAACTTCGATCTAATGCAGGCTGAATTGCAGCCCAACCAATATTTGCATTTTCTATTGCTAGCAATGCATTATTCCACTCTGTTGCAACTGACACTAACATGTTTCCAAAATCTTTAGGAGGAAGTTTGCCTTTATATTCCGCAACTTGCGCAACGTCTTGTACATCAATAACATGAAATGTTGACCAGTCACCACCATCACCTCGTGCAACGTCAGCTACTACTATATAATCTTTTTCATAGTTAGGATATTCCCATATCCAATATGCATTATCAAAACCACGTTTTTCTACAGGATCAGAACATTTTAATTCATAATCCATTAATATACCGCCATCTATTACAGTATGCCCGGAACTAATAAAGTCACAATCACATTCTTGTGCAGCACTTCGTTCACCCAATAAACGAGTTTGTTCATCTCGCCAATCTTGATCGCGGTCTGGATGTACTGTCCAATGTAGTTTGATTGTATGGAATCCATTAATTTCTTGTTCCGCTTCTGACCATACTGAGTGAAACCAATTACCAATCCCATTGGGTGTAGATAATACAATTGCACCACCACCTGTTGATAATGTTGCTTGTGATGCTACCCAAATTTCTTCAATATTACGGATGAATGCAGCCTCATCTATAATAAGCAATGAAAGTGCTTCTGAACGCGCGCCGGTTGTTGCTGATGATACTGCTTTAATTTGAGAACCATTTTTAAATTTGAGTGAAAGTTTGTTGTCAGCTTCAATATTACCTTTTAACCAACTAGGTAAATTGTCGTGCATGACACGTACTTTTGTTACTAAGTTTTTTGCTACTTCTTGTGTTGTTGCAATAACAAGAACGTTAAAATCTTCTTTGAATAGCATTGACCAAAGTGCAAAACCTGCTGATAATGTTGATATACCTAACTGACGAGATTTTAATATTACATTGTAACGATTATCTCGCAATTCGGTTAACGAGTCTTCCTGAAATGGATAAAGGTTAAATTTAATTTTACCTTTTTTAGGATGTTGAATATAACAATATTGACGCATAAAGAAAACAGGATCTTTAGCACACATTGTGTACTGTTGTTGAATGATCTGTTTTATGTTTTGAGTCATATTATTTTATAAATGAATTAATCAATATACCAGAACCTAATGCTGAAAGAAATCCGAGTCCAAACCAAACTGATTTTTTATCATACCACTTTGGTTGCATTAATACAATCTTTTTTTCTAAATCTGCAACAATTCCTTTTTGATATAAAATAATACTATCTTGTTTTTCAATTTCAATTGAATCTAATACTATAAGTGAATCTTGTTTTTTAATTGTTTTTTGATATGCGCCTATAATTGAATTATTAAGATCATCTACCATCCATAATGAATCTAAAACAAACGAAATATCAGCTGCTTGTTGTTTAGTAAAACAAACGGTATCTGCATTTTGTTTTTTAGTTTTTTGCGCAAAACTTAAAGATGTAATTAATACAAATGTTAATAATATGCTTTTCATATTAAGCTTTCTTTGCAGGCCGGCCTCTGCGTGTTTGTTTTAAAATATTTTCTTTTACTTCTTCTTCAGGTTTTTCTTCTACTACTAAATTTTCTTTTTGCGTTTCCAATTCAGTAATTTCTTGTTTTACTTCAACAATTTCTTGTTTTACAGCTTTACGTTTCTTTTTAATTTCTTTTACTTCAGTTTCAATGCGATCAACATGTTGCTTTTTTTCTGCAACTGCTTTATCAATTTTTTCAATTTGATTTGATTTCTTTTTACTAGTAAATAGAAAAAATGCAACAATAGCTCCAACTATTCCTGCGATTGCTAATACAATGTTTTTAATTGTTTTCATTTGTTTGTGTTACTCCATTTAGTTTATTTAAAAAATTTTCTTTAAATTTATCAAATTCTTTTTGAATTGTTTCTTCAAATTCATCGATTGACATTTTTGCAGACCATGTTTCTGTATCTCCTTCGCCATTTGTTACAAATTGAGTTGCTTGTGTATATGCTTTCTTTAACATTTCAACATCGCGTTCTGCTTCTTGCAACCAAGCTAACGCATTTTCTCGTACTTTGTTTCGTGCATATTCATCAAATGTACCATCTTTGCGCATTTCGTGTTCCATTTCAATTACACAATCAAAACACATACCATGTATTCCGCGCATCTTTTGATCTAATGGATGTGCTCCAGAACATGTGCATATATCTTTTCTGCAATTAGGAAATGAACGTATTTCATCTCGAACTGATTGTAAAATATTTGAATTTTTTGTTTTTCGAAGTCGGAAACCATCTCTTTGCTCTACAATATATGTAACGCCAGATGTATCTGTTTCTTCCCAAGTATCGCCAATATTATGACGTTCAGATTTTTTTGCAGCATCGAGTGCATCTGAAAATCCTACTGTTGTTTTTGTTTGAAACTTATGGGTACCATCTAACATTTGATTGATGGCTTTAATGTTTTGTAACTTTTTTGACATATAACTTTTCTTTATTATTCTTCAGTTGATTGACCTATTTTTTTATATTTTTTTGCTATAGTTCGTAACATCAATCTATAAAAATTTTTAGTATCAATTGGGTCTGCATCTTGAAATGTTTGATCAATAGCTCTAAACAATGTTTCAGTTCTGCTTAAATTTGAACGTTCTGAAGATAATACATCTTTAATTTTTGAAACATTTAATGTTTGGCGCTCTTCCGGGCCTGGCTCTTGTTCTGCAGAACTTGCATCAGGAGTAGGTGTTGTTGCAGAAGCAGGAGCTGCAGCATCTGGTGCTGGTTCTGTCGGTGCTGGTTCTGTCGGTGCTGGTTCTGCAGGCGTAGCTGTTGGATCTACTGCTGCATCGGCTGTTGGCGGTGTTTCTTCTGGGGCTTCAGCTGCAGGTGTTTCTTCTTCTGGAGTAGCTGGATCGCCTTGTTCTTTTAAAATTTTTGTAATTTTTCTTCGAACATATTCTCTAACTAAACGTTCTTTTTGCTCGCGAGTTAGATTTTCAATTTTATCTTTTAATACGTCTTTAACATCTTTTTCTTCAGCATCTTGGCGTTTCTTTAAACGTTTTGCTGCAGTTTTTGGATCATAATCGCCATCTTCAATATCTTTATAAAGACGATCATCAGCATTATATGTTGGATATAATTTTCCATCATCTTGCATAGTTTTATCTGTTTTACGAAGTACGTTAAGTTGTTTATCTTTAGTAGACTTTGGATTCAAACCGCCGTCTTTATCGTCAGCAGTATAATCTTTTAAATCTTTTCTTGTATTTGGTTTTTGAGATTTTTCTAAATCTTTTGGTGCTTTGTACTTGCTTTTATGTTTTTCAGCCATGATTATTATCCAATTTTATTATAAATATATCAACGTGCGTATTTCAATACTCCTAGTATCTGATTGACTGGAGCGAATGCGCCGGTTAATTTATATGTATTGCCGCCGTATGTAAATACTATGCCCTCTGAAGGTACAATTGCGTCAAAACCTCCGATGCGTTCTATACGACGTAATTCTTGTTCTAATTTTGAAATAGTTTCAGGATTTGGATTATTTTGTAAATCTTTAACTAATTCTGCCATTTCTTGTTTAATTTCTTGTACTGATTTAGATGGATTTGCAGCTAAGAAATTTGTAGCATTTTTTAATACTACTGCACCTAATCTTAAAAAGATAGTTTCAAATGGTTCCATGTTTTGTTTGTAATATTGTTTGAATTCTTTTTTATCAAATTCTAACGCCCAATTTAAAAAATCTGCATTATCAATTTGTTTTTTAAGTGCCGTTAAATTTGCAGATTTATCAAAGAATCCCCAACGATATACTAATGCATCTAATATTTGTTCTGGAATTTCATATTCAAATTGTTTCGCCTTAGATAATATTACATCTCTCCACCATGCTCTATGATATTCAGTTACGAGATCTGTTTCTCGCAATCCGTAACGTTTACGTAATTGATCTACTTCGTTAAAGAATGCAGCCTGTTGATCTTCAAAGTCACTTATCCGGCCCATTTTGATTTGTTGTGGAGGAATAAATGAAAATGTTTTTTGAAGATGTGCGTTTGCATCTTGTATAATACGTTGTACGGTTGCTCCGCCCGTTAAATCAGTTTCAACAATGTTTGCATTTTCATCATATTCAACTAAATTATGAAATTGTAATACTGCAACTTCGTATGAAATAACATTTTTAGTTGCAGGATAAATAATTTCCATGTTAGCAAATACTCGTCCATTTTTGAAAATTTGATTTAAAGTTTCTGGATTAACTTTACTAAATGCGTTGGATAAATCTTCTGCTGCTCCCCCGAATGCATCTGATATAGCCCCGCGATTATCAAATTTTGCTTGAATTTCTTGCACCGACATTGGATTAATTACATTACCTTTATTACGTGCAAAACCAATTTGGCCGTCTTTCCAAGTAACTTGAATATTTTGACCATCAGTTTTTTCAGTAACCGCTGCTTCGATGTCTAATCGTCCTTCTAATGCTCTAGAAATAATTTCTTTGATATCATTAAAAGTTAATCCATGATCATCATATGGATGTGCCATATGTCCTGCGGCGCCGCCTTCGGTAATAAGTGATTCAATTAATTCGGCACCCATTACTGTTTTAGGAAATTGATCGAAATCATATACAAACGATTCATCATCTTGTCGATCTAAAAATTTATTTAGTTTGTTGATTTTCTTTTTATGACGTTGTGTTTCAGCTTTATTCATTGTGGCTGCAAATACTTCGTCAACTTCTTCTTGTAATTCGTTAGTCCACCAATCTTTAGTAAATAACGCTTCTTGCATACCTGTTAAAATTTGCCAAGCATTTTTAACTTCCGCTTCATCGTTATTTGGGTATGACGCACGAAATGTTTTATAATCTCGGTCTGCTAATGATTGCCGTACTACAGTTGCAGAAATAGGTGTTGTGCTATTTTTATATGTTAATGGATCAACATCGATACTTAATTCAGTTGCATCAATACCAGCTGGCATTTTACGACTATTTTTATCTCCAATTGTAATATATTTATCTACATTTGGAACAAATTCTTTTGCACGTACATAATCATCTCCTTTTGTAGATGCAGCCATAGCATATCGGCCCGTTGCATCTTGTGGTAGTGCAAATAAATATTCATATGCAGCTGTAATAGGAGAATTAAATTCAGTTGGTTGAATTTCTACGTTAGGATTTGAATTTAAAATATTGAATAATTTAATAGTTTTATCTCTGGTAATTCCTTGTCGTTCTTTTGGTCCAATTAAAAGAATTACGCGATCTACTTGAGGATGCTCAGCATAGCGTTGTGCTAATGCTAAATGTGCTCCTGTTAATGGCTTGAATCCGCCGGGAAATAAAACTGTTATTTTATTCATCGTGTTTCCGTTTTATATAAATATCAATTATGAAATTTGTCCGCCTGGGAGTTGTGTTATTGATGACCCAACTACTCTACTAGTACGATATACAAAGCCTTTGAGTGCTAATACATCATTAACGTTGCCAGTACTACTTCGATCAACTATCATATAAACTCTAACGTAACAACCTTGTGCAGCCGCGATAGCACCGGTAGACATATTAAATGATATAGAACCACCTTCGTAAGTACCAATTGAATTTATTTGAGATATATTAGCTGGTATGCTTAATAAATTATCCGGAGTACTCCATGAATCATATCCCGTACTTGTTCCTGCACTTCCAGTAACACTCGCAGATTGTATATACCATCGTCCTCGTAACGTTCCCGTTAAACTAGATGCTGCTTTAAAATTATACATAAATGATACTTGCATTCTAGTTTCGCCAGGTAAAATAAATGTTTCAAATATCGATGCAGTTTGTGGAGTAGCTGATAAACTGCCGGTGTAAATAAATTCAGATCTATCAAAATAAACAACTCGACCTACGTTATAACCATCTGCATACTGATTATTGGTATCAAATAATACATTTCCTCCTTGTATCGCAATAAATGATGATGCTGTAACATTACCTTGTGGACTTAAATTAAAATTGCTAGATGAAATTTGTATATTTCCGTTAGCTCCACTGATGAATATAGAACCAGAATTACCAAAGAAAAATTTATTAGTTCTTACATCAATTTCTGAATCAGTTGTTGAATATCTAAAATAGCTAGAAGTATTTGCATAAAGTTCTAATCCAACGCCGCTATATAGAACTCCACCTTTTGTATTTTGTCCTGGTAATGCAGAACCTGACCATAATAAGAATCCAGGAAATCCTGCATCAAATCCTTCATATCCTAACGATCTAACAAAACCTGAATTAGGATACCCACTAATTGCTACTCCACTATTCAATGAATCAGCAACATAAAGTGAACCGGTAAGCATTGAATAATCGCCATCAATGTAACGATTTCCGCCTTCCCAATCTTTATTATTTACATAAGATATCTGTTTGCTACGTTCTCCATTAACATTGTAATATTCAACTTTAAATGAAATCTGATTATCAATCTTATGAGTTGTATTAACAAATGATTTAATGCGAGTATAATTAGGAGAATATCCGGCGTCATTGTCTGATGTAACATGTATGTCCGATACCGTCCAATCTCCTGATTCTACTACTAATAATAAAGTACCAGTACCAGTATAATTTGATTCAAAACTAAATATTTGATCATCAAATCGTTGAGTAGTTCCATTTACAACAACTTCCCCAATGCGTTTTCCTAATTTTTTAGGAAATGTTTGATTGAAAAAATCAGTTGGATCTTGATAAAACGAGCTACCAGATAAATATATAGATAATTTTGCTGGTTCTGTGCTTACTTTAGTACCAATTGCATCTAATGAAACTTTATATGATGAACTTGCTAGAAATATACCGGCATAATTAGATTTAATTTGTGCTATTAAAATTTGATTTGCTGCATCTAAATTCAATGATGAAGATGTAATTCGCATTCCATTTTCAATCGATGCAGTAGTATGTGTTAATGTAGCAGGTGCTAATGTCTGTGCACCATTAAATGAAACACCTTCCCAGTATGTATTGATAATACTTTGTGAAGTAAAAATACCAATTGATTTATCTGGATATAATGATGCAGTACTAGGAACAAATATTTCCGTTTCTTCTAATTCAATATCATTGATCAATTCCCAAGTGCCTATAGTACCATTGTTATTAGTAAAAACTTTGATTCTAGAAACATCTCCAGTTGCAGGTTCTAATCCGTATATTTGCATATACGCAAATGATTGAGAATTTTCTGTTTCTACGTATGTAGGAGTTGCTTCATATGTTAATGAAAATGAAGAAGAATCAAATGCAGTAAATGTATGTACCGCAATACTTTGGCTACTTAGTGCTGTATACTCTGTATCTAATAGTGCTACAGTTGGGTTTAATATCTTTTTAATCGTAGATACATAGGGTGTTGTAGATATAGCGTAATTAGGTTGTGGGGTAGGATTATTTGGTGCTGCAACTGTTATTGTACCAGTTGACATATCACTTGTAAATGTTCCACCTTGCAATTCTACTGCAGGTTTACCGTTATATGAAAAATACTTAACAGTACCTGTTGAATACGTTGGAAATTGAACACTGCCTGAATATTGCCTATCTAATTGTACACCAATTAATTCGTCAACAGTAACTGTAGGTGTTTGTTCAAAAATAATTTCTGAAACATTTGAGATGTTTGGATTAACTGGTATAGATCGCGTCCATTTTACATTTGCGCGCCCTTGCCATTCTTGTGGTGCTAATGCACCGTTTATTACAGCAGCTTCCGCTAAAATTGTAATAGTACAATCTCCAGGTGATGTATCCTCATAAATATAAATTGCAATTACACGACTTTTGTCTTCATCAATGTAATTTACAACTTCTGAATATATAGGAACACCGTTATAATCTAAAACTTCTAAATTTAAAACGCCGCCAACTTTTAAATTAGTTGGATGACCTCGAAGTTTAAATAAATTTTTTCCTGCTGTTAATTTATTCGGAAATTCAGTTATTTGAAAATAATCCGGCGAAGTAGCCGAAGTATCTATAAAATTTACATCAATAAATTCTAAACCTCTATATACAGCTTCTTTGCGTTTCATGCACGATACATTCTTTTATATAAATATTAGGAATGATTGATCTGGCTGAATCCGTTTGTTTTATTTACTTCAATTAAATTATCAACCATATCTCGCATTGAATCAACGTGTGAAATGATAATAGAAAAATCAAATTTAATTCTAAAATAATCAAATAAATTTACTACAGAAGAAATATGTTCTGAATCTAATGAACCCCAACCTTCATCGATTGCAATAAAGTTAGGACGTGGCAACGCAGATACATTGATAAGTGCGATTCTAATAGCTAATGATGATATAAAACGTTCCATGCCAGATGTTAATTCCAATGGCCAATAATTATCTTCATCATAAATAATATATCCGTTGATATTTTTACCATCAGTATTTAGAACCATATTAAATTCAACAATTTGATTAAGTACATTGTTTATTTCAGATTCAATTTTAGGAAGAGCTTTTGCAACTAATTCATATGGAATGCCGTTGCGTTGAACTGCTGTTAAATAATATTCATATGCTTTATATTCTATTTCTAGTTGTTGATATGCTTCTAAATTTTTAAGTGCAGTGCCTCGATTTGTTTTTGCAACTTCAATTGCACCAAAGAGTGATTTAATTTGCGATTGGATTTCTTTTATCTCTTCAGTATAAAATTCAATGTCATCTTTACATATAGCAATCTTTGCATCAATTTTGCGATTATGTTTAATTGCAGTTTCATTTTTTGTAAATGATTCTTGTCGTTCTAAACATGTTTCTAATTCAGATTCGCGTGTTTGTAATTCTGATTCTAATAATTGAAGTTGAAGTTCTTTACGTTCGATATTAGTTGTAGTTGTACGAATAACTTGCGAATGATGAGTTAATTCATCATATTGTACTTGATAAATAGATACTGCTTCAATATCTGTTTCTAAATTATCAAAACGATGTTCTAATTCTGTTAATATTGCTCGATCTTGATCAATCGTATCTTGGGCTTCGATTGCATCTTGTACAAAAATGTTAGATGTACAGTATTTGCAGTTTGGATCATATTCGTGAGCATCGAGATGTTCAATTTTTTGTTGCTTTGCATCAATTACTCCTTGTTGCTCTTTTAGTTGTAAACTAAGAGTTTTATGTTTTTCTAATAGTTTTTTATGTATTTCAATATTTTCTTGAATTTCTTGTGGGTTGTAACGAGATTGTATGATAGATTTTTGTTCTGCATTTTGTTGTTTTAATTCAAAAATTCTTTGTTCCGCAACTTCAATATCAGATTGTAATGTTTCAATTTTATTAGTTAAATCTGTTTCTTGTGCAGTTAAAATATCAATGTCTGGTCCTTCATATGTTGTAGGCAATTTAGATTCAATAAGATTAACAATATGATTTTGAACATCATTTCTAGCTTCTTGTTGTTTATCTTCTTGCGCTTCTAAAGAATGAATGGTATCTTGATTGGCTGAAATAATTTCATCTGCCTGTAACATGATTTCAGCAAAATCTGTTTTCTTGTATTCTTTTAAACGCCCGGCTGTTTCTTTGATTTCATCTGCAGCAAGTTGATAAAGTTGTTCAAATACTGTAATGTCTAAAAATTGTGATAAAAGCTCTTTACGTTCTTTTTGAGACTTTTCAATGAAGTTATTGTTATCGGCTTGTAAAGAAAATGCCGTTAAAATAAAATCATCATATGTGCCTAAGAAGCGACGAATATTTTTATTTGTTTCACTACGCTCCTCGCCGTTTAAATTTTCTGAATCAGTATAAAAATCTACATCTACTTTAACGTGAGTTTCTTTCTTTTTATTTTGCGTGCCTAGTCGTTCAATTGTATAAATCGTACCATTCATCTCAAAACGAAATACACCTCGGAACCACGCCTTTTTATTATTTAATACTTCATTTGCTTTACCTGTTTTACTACATTTATCAAATATAGTATAAGTAATTGCATCAAGTAAAGAAGATTTGCCAGATGTATTTGCAGCAAATAAACCACATACATCTTGTAGATTTTCAAAGTTTAAAATATTGCCTTCGCCATAACTAAACATGTTATCGAATTCAAAAGATATCGGATGCCATGTTGTATGACGCACTGATTCAACTGCTGGTAGTTTTGAATTAATTGTGCGATTAATATGTCTAATTGCATCTTGTTCTTGTACAGTTGCTTGTGGAAAGTTGTTGTCAATATATTCCGTTAATAATACGTTTTGATATTCAACATCTCGAACATTACCTATAGCAATACTAGATGATGCTGAAGTTTCTGTTGAGCCAATTGTTCTTTGTATTGTTATATCTTCTACTGCATATTTCTTGCGAATTGATGCAATAAGTTTTTTCATATCTGCTGCACTAGTTCCGTTAAATTTAATACGAATTCTAGGACGTTTCGGCATTTTTGCAGGAGCATTAATAATTGTAGCTCCTTGTGTTTCAATTGTTACATAACCATATTCATTTTCAATTTCATGAAAGTCTGCAGTTCGTTGATCTAAGTCCCAAACTAGTACGCCATGAATAAGAGCTTCACCATGATTTTGTTGAATTAACGAGCCTGGGTATGCAATAGTTTTTGCATCATCTAAGAATTGTGCCGGCTTATGAATATCTCCTAACAATGTAATATCATGTCCTGCAAATAAATCAACGCCTACATGTTCATTTGAAATTTGATACCCAATATCCGTTTTTGCAGTATTAACAGCACCATGGTGCAATGCAATTTTATATGCAGCATCAAATTCATTTGCACGAATATATTCTGCAGGTGTTTTATCAACAGCCATATGATTCCACGTAACACCTCCTAATTCAAATAAACCATTTTCTTTGATAAAATGAATATTAGGATTCTTAATTACATCTAATACCGGGCTTATTGCATCAACACGATGCATATTGTTTAGATTCATATCATGATTACCTAAAATAACAATTGTAGGAATCGTAAATCCGTTAAAGAAATCAACAAGCATTTGAACTAGTTCCGGAGACATATCTAATTTGCTATGTACAATATCTCCGGTAACTACCGCAATACTATTTCTAGTAGAATGAGTTGCAATAAAATCAAACATACGTTGAAATACCTGACGATATTCTCGATGTCGTTTTAATGTACGAATATGTACATCTGAAATATGAAAGATTTTATCTATTTTTTCAACGTGTGTATCTATTTTTCTTATGTCCATAACATGCCCATTTTGAGATGCATGATGCCCTCAAACGTTAATATATCAGTTTCATTTAATATTTCTCGTATACGTTCAAATCCTAATTCAGATGCATCAGCATCTTGCAATTCAACAAAGTATACATTAAGTCCTTCTGCCATAAATCTTTCTGCAATCTGAATGGCGTTCTTTAAAGCGTCAGCATCAAGACAAATATAAATGTCTCGTACTCGTTTTTCAATAATTTTCTTTTGCAGTGCAGGTTGAATTATTTTACCAAATAATGGAATTGCATTGCGTTTTATTGCAATTGCATCAAATGCTCCTTCACAAAGAATAATTGGCTCATTCCAATTTACAGTTAAATCAAAACCAATAATATCTTTAGAAATTTTAGGATTCTTATGTTTTTGTTTATCTGCTTTATAAAAAGCTCTACTAACAAAATAATTTAATTGGCCGGCGTCATCATAACTTGGAATAATAATTTTACCATAATATTCACCAGCTTCACAATAACCAATTCGATATTTTAAAATATCAAACATAGTAACTCCGCGATTTTTAAGATATGCAATTGCATTGCGATAATCAGGAGTCTTTTTTGTTTTCCATAATGGAATATAATCTTGTGGTAATTGTATGCTAGCATTTTCTCGTTTAGTTTCTGTTTGAGTTTTATAACGAGATGATTGAATGATTTTTGCAAGTTGCTCATGATACTGCTTAGGCAGATTCATTTGTTTAAACAAACTAGAAATAGAACGGCCTTTTTTGTCTGATATCCAACAATGCCATGCATTTTCACCATCATGAGTGGTATTGATATCAATTTCTAACTTCGGCTTGTAATGTGATGTAAATGGGGAAAAGAACGCAATATTATTACCGGAAGTAGATTTACCTTTACCTAATACTGATTCAAGTAATTGCAATAACTTAAGATTCTTCATTATTTAAATAATAATAAAATTCTGTAAGGAATCCAATTAAATTATTAATATAATAATATATTATTAGTTAAGCACATACATTTCATTCCTGGCTTAACGATTGAATCAATAGATTCTTCAATCTATTAATTAAATAAATTTCATTAATTACATGAACAATATATTAAAAATATTTCGTAAATCAAAAGAATTTCTTAACTATTTTTGGTTCTTCGCCTTTTTTCAAACATTCTTCGAGCCATTCTGCAGGAATATCCCGTTTAGCAACATGTTTTATTCCTAGTTTAAGAGCATATGCTTCGTATGTAGTAGGAGAACCTTTTGTAATTTTTTGTCCTGGATTTTGAAATACTATTCGGATATCAATTCCTGGATTTGATGTTAATACATGTTTCATTTTAGTACGATCGGCGGTAGTCCATCGACCTTTTGTTTCAACATACATTGTTTCGCCATTACGTTTTGTAAATACGAAATCAGGAGTATATTTTGCTTTGCGTTCTGGTACTACGTATTTTAATGTTTCTGTTTCATAATTCAAAGGATATTCCGTTTGATTTATTTGCATTGAAACTGATAATTCTAATCCAGATTTATAACCATGCTTTAAAGCATTTGCTCGTTTGCTATTTCCCAAGCTATGAAAATGATTTTTTGCCATAACTTAATTTAATTATATGTAATTCCATTCAAATGATTTTGTTTTAGTAACATATGAATTCGTAGTTACATCGTATTTATAATAAACAAGCTCAAATGAAACGCTTTTTCCATTTAATATAGCGTTAGATAATGTAGTAACAATTTGTCGTATATATTGTATATTTTTTTTATCTTGTTCAGATGTTGTTGAATCGTTTTGTAGTCTAGTTAATTCTGGTTCATAAAGTTGTTCAAATCTAGACGTAAGCTTATCTGCGGCACCTTCTTCATCATCTCCTATTCCTGGAGCGAATGGATTCCATGATCTAAATTTTCCAAAGTAATCTTCTGAACCTGCTTTTGTTGAAGAAATGTTATAATATGCTGAAATTAAATTTACTAAATATGAATTATTCTTTTTATTAATATATGATTCTTTTTTTTGATCTTCTACTGAAATAAAATCTACATGTACATGATCAGTATGTGGACTTTTTCCATTATATGGTTTTCCGGCAAAATTTGTTGATGAATTATAAATTTTTCGATACCATATTAAATTTTTTATATCTAAATCTTCTTTATGTTTTAGTAAAAAACTATTAACAGTATCGCCTAATTTTTTATCTTCAAAAACCATAAAATCTAATGCATTTCCATACATATGTTGTGATACTACATCAGTATCTGCAATATTTCTTGCATTTTTACCCCAAATATTTTTAAATTTATTTTGTCCAAATTTATTTAATACTTTAGATAAACAACGACGAGCAGCAGGGGATAAAGAAGAAGGATCTGGAATAAAATTTTCAAATAATAAATCTTTTAATTTCATTGCATTATCTTTCTACTATTTTAACAAATCGTTCAGGTACGTAAACTAATTGCTTACTTATTTCAGCTTTATACATTTTATATTGAGTTGATGAACCACCTTTGATTTTAGCAGTTTTTGTACCTAATAACGGATAACCCGTAGTTCTACATTTCAGTGTCGTTGGCTGTTTCGGCCAAGTTAAAACAAATTGAGAACCTTCTAATTCATATATATTAGCAGTATTTGATGTAAATACTACGTATTTTTTCTTAGCAGGTGGGTTGGGAGCTGGCTCTGGTGCAGGCGGTTCTTCTGGTCCAGGAATTAAATTATCATCAGCGTTTGGTATAAACTTATTGTTAAGTTTTTTTATCGTTGCCGCATCAGTTACTGAAACGATATTATCAAATATAGATACATCTAAATTATAAAGATCTTCATTTTCAAATTTAGATACATCTACAACTTTACCCCAATATTTCCCTACAATATCATATACATATAAATTATCATTTAATTTATATACTTTAAGTTTTTTATTATTTCCATCTATATCATCAACATCAATTTCTAAATCTTTTGGATAAAGTATACCACGTTTATATTCTCCATCTATAAATTGTCCAATTTGTTGTTTATTTTTATTAAAAACAGTTCCGTTCCAGAGAACATTATCTTTAAATTCTCCATCAAAAATCATACCATTTCCATATGTGCCCCGGCCTGTGATTTTCTTGAATTCGAAACCTTGTTGACCTGATGATCTAGTATAAACTGTACTTTCAACTTCGCCTTCAAACGTTTTAAATTGATCATCTGTTGCCGAATAATACTCAACCTCACCTTTATATGGCGCGCCGTTTTTAAATTCTCCATAAAATGCTCCTTCGCGCTTTGTTCTAACCTCACGAATGTTTTTTGTTCCAAATATTGGCTGAAACGTTAAAGATTCTCCATCTGTAGAAACTGACATTTTTGCTTCGCCTTCAAACCCATTACTATTAACATCACTATGTAATAAGTTATTATTTGTATCATATACATCATATTTTCCGGTATCTACGTTAATAGTATTACCATCATCATCAGTAACAGGTACCCCATCATCATCAATAGCAGGTTCCATACGATTTTTTATTATAACCTCTTTAGAAGCTAAATCTGCCTGTACATCATCTCCTACTACATCTATTTTAATTTTATCAAGTTTTGGTAAATTTAATGTAGTAGATAAATTAAATTTTTTACCAGAATCTTGTAGATAAGTAAACCATTTATTTGCTTGATCTAAGTTCATTAATGTAACTGACTGAATCTTATCTATTTGTTGTTCTGATTGCGCAAAATATGTTGTTTTTTGTAATGCTTGTTTTATTTCTTTAGATAATTGATTAATACCCGTTTTATCTTTATCAATAGCCCAAACATTCCAAACTTTTTTATTAGTTTTATCTAAAGCTTGAAAATAAATAAACAACCTTGTTTTAGGATTATATTTTACTGGAAAATATTGTTCTGCTGCTTTTGCAAAAACTTGTTTAACAAGTTCATCTAATTCAGAATCTGAATAAGTACCTTTTTTTGTTCTTTTAAAAATAATAGGTAATCCTGTGATAGCTCCGGCAGCTCGAGCTGCAGAATCTACTTTCGCACCTATTCTCGTATTATATGCTAGTATATATGGAGCTTCCCATTTTTTATCAGCCTCTGACAGTAAAGATGATTCAGTTAATTGTACTGCGTAATTTTTAATATATTTTCTAATAAGCTGATTTATCATCATAATCCAATTTTATATAAATATGTATCACCAATCAACCATTACCATTTTACCATTCCACATCATAACGTTATCAGATCTAAAATCTAAATCTAAATCAAATTCCGGAATATTTAATTTTTGAACATCTGATTGCAATGCATTTAAAAAATTATCCAACATTGGATCTAAATTATCAGTTTCTTGAGTAAAATCAAAAATAGAAACTTCACCTCCTTCATCTCTAGCAAATGAAGCAAAGTCTTGCATAAACATATCAATTGATTTTTTAATACGAACAGGTAATTCAGATGCATTTGCCATTATATACATATTTTTACCATCAACATAATATACCGGAATAAATGTAGTAAATTCATTGTATCGATTTACAATAATATCAGCAACTTCATATTCATCTTGTTCTTTTGTAATTTTAAATGTTTTATCTTCACCATCAATTTCATAAACACGACCGTTATCTCCAGCTCCAATAAGACGAAACTGGTTGTTACGTATTTTATCCAAACAACGATTTAAATCTTGTTCAGACATTTCTCGAAGAAGTTGTTTTAATCGTATCATATTATCCTTTGAATACTATGTTATTATCTAAATCTAAACGTATTAGGAAATTCATATCAACATCATTACGTTTTTTAATTGGCTGTGCTAATTTTGCAATTGCCAATAATTGCCCGGCGTCATTATATAAACCAATTGTAGTTATATACGGCGCAAACGCACTTCCAGAGACAAATGAATAATATGTAGAATCATCATCTTTTGTTAGTGTTAGATTAGTAGACATATTAAAATCGCCAGCATCTAATTTTGCAATTACAGACATTTCATAAATTGAAACTGTACTTTTATATGATGCAGTAAACGGCGTATTAATTAAATTTTGAAAACGATAATCCGGACTAGAAAATACAATAAGACCTTGTTTTTCAAAAACATTTCCAACTTGATTTGTTTGTAAAAATGTCCCGCCCTCCGTTCTATCACCTAAATACCCAATTTCTGTACTTGTTAATGACTTATCGTAAATTCGTATTTCATCTAATAAACCATTTAAATTTAAAGATGTAGAATCATAGCCTCCAATTTTTAATAAATCTTTATTATCAATACGAGCAGATGCGGTATATGGAGAATCATAAACACCTAACAATGTATTAAATGTAGATGACTGCAACGTGCCGTTAACATACATTTGTAAATTACTACCAGATTTTTGACAAACAACGTGTGTCCATGAACTAGAAACAACTGCAGAAGAAGTTATTTGTGCAACAAAATTCGTAGCACCTGCTGCCGAAAATACAATTTGTTTACTTCCACTTAATTCTATTTTAAATGGATAAACTGGAACTGCTGAACTAGATGCTTTTGCTAATATCAATTGCTTTGCAGTTCCACTATTTGATGAACTAATAAAAAATGAAATAGCATAATCATGATCTCGATCATAATAACCATCTAATTGAGTTTCAATATAAGACGATCCGGTAAAATATGCTGATAAACCTATACTACGTTGTTGACCCGTTGTAGAAGGAACACCAGGTTTAAATATTACATTTGATATATTATAACGTATTCTGCTACTATCAAAATATTCGTTAAATCCTTCATAAAATTTATAATCAGAAACAATTGATGCCGTATTAAATGCAGTGTCTAAAATATTACCATATCTATCACTTGAAAATGAACCAGAAACAGATGATGTAAAACTAAATGATGCTGGTTTAATTCCTTGTCCAATTTTATTTAATGGAATAGAAAATATTGATGCAGACTCATATAAAAACTTTTTAGTTCTATTTAAGTTTGTTGCACCAAATGTATTATATGGTTGATCTTTATATTTGTAAAATAAATGATTGATTGAAAAATATGTTACAGATTGCAAACTACCATCAATATTTGATGCATCATTAAATGTTAATGTAGTACCCAAAGCTGGCAAATTATTAATATCAGTATACACTCCATTCAACGGTAATATACTAGATGTTAAACTGCTAGAATATACAGTCCATGATTTAAATGATTGAAATGGATTGATTTGTACATCGGTTGTATCAATTTTTTTAAAAACTGATGGATATGATCCTTGATATGGATTATCTGTATTTTGTAATTTTGATTGTGCCATATAGTTAAAAGCCCCGATACATTTTATATAAATATAACGGGGCTTAAATCTATGTTATTTTAGAAATCTAATTTAACTCTTATAAGAGCTTCTCGTTGGAATGATTTTAATAATGGTTGAGAAAGTTTAGCAATTGCTAACAATTCATGACTGTCATTATATAAACCAACCGTCGTAATATATGTTTTAGGATCTCCAACAAATGTTGTCTGAGAAATTTGTCCTACTGAACCAGTTACATAAGAAGGATTATTTGAGAAATTATATTCAGCATTTTTAATTCGTACAAAGTAGTGCGTGCTTGTTACTTTTTCAGAATTACGAGCTTGAAAACCATAAGGATCACTAGTTTGTGGATCTGTAAAGAATGAAGAACCTGAAATAGAATGGAATAGTACGAAGTGATTATTTGCTTCAACACTTGATCCGGTATTAGTTGCAAAGCCTAATTGCTGATCTAACATTTTTCCATCTAATACTAATACACCATGGTCTGGATATGCTAATCCATAATATATCGGAGCATTTGTATTATGAATACCACTTGAAATTGAACCTGACACAATGTTATATATTTTACCCGAGTCACCTAATGTTCCTGTTGAAACTGACGAATCATCAATTAATTTGATAACACCACTACCAGTAACAACAGATCCAGTTGCATTAGTAGCTCTAGAAGAAATTGCAACTAACGGCAATTCCCAATTACCTGCATCTAAACGTTCTTTTATTCTATCACGTTTAAAATTAACTACATAAACATAATCCGTAGAACCAGATCCGGCTGTTGTAAATCTTGTATCATTTGGGTTTAAAAGTAACTGACGATATTGAGAATAAATTGCTTTGCTAGCAGCATCATTCAATTGACCTTGTGAATCAGAACCACTACCTAATGCGTGACCAAATGCTAATGAAAATTGTACCGCTGATCCTGTTGCTGCAGGTGTTTTTTGAGATACATCAACATAATATGTTCTTTGAGTATTTGTTTGAGTTGATGATGTAAAAAACGTCGTTAAACTTGCAATACCATCACTCCAAACACCAGCAGTAACAACTTCAATTTGATTGCTAACAATATCATTAACGGTATCAAATTTAGTAAACACTCTACCATTACGAGCTAAAATTTGTGATTGTTGCATTTCCGCAACCATTTGATTTGCAAGTTGTTGAGCTAATTGTTGTACTTGTTGAGTTATTGCTGCAGTTCCTACTGACGCACCCGCAGCGCCAGGTGGCGGTGTAGGCGGTGGAGACGGTGGAGACGGTGGAATTCTAGAATCATTTCTAGGAAGTACCCCTTGACGCGGTTGTTGTTTTAATTTTTTAATGAAATTATTCATTTTCATATTATACCTTTTTATACATTAGCAGTAGCAGTTGTTACTTTTTTAACTGTTAAATTAATAGTAACACTTCCACCTGTTTCATTACCAATGATTGAAATAGTTGCAGTTTTATCTGCTAACATTTGTGTTTTTGCAACAATTCGGAATTCAAATCCTGCAACTGCTACACTTTGTGCATCTTGATTATCACCGATAAATCTAGGTGTTGTAGGAAGTACTGAATTTTGTAAAGCTCTTGTTACTTGTATATCTGCAACCGTTGAATCAGAAAGAATTGCAGTATAGCCTAAATTTGAATTTCCGCCTTGGAAATTGCTTGTATTAGGAGCAATTACTGCACTATTACCTGGAGCATTTAATATAATGCTAGTATTTCCAACATTAACAACTGGAATATTTGTTGTTTGTTTAGGTAATGTTACTAGTTTATAACGCAATGCCTGAGTTTCATCCGGAATTGCTTCTGTAATTGGCATATTTTCAATAACAATGCCATAATAATCAGTTCCTAGTGGATGATCTGGATTCCAAAGTGAATAATCAATTTCATCATCGCCGACGGCAAATTGTGTAATATTAAATGCATTACCACCTTGAGCTAATAATTCTCGGCCCTTTAAAGTTAAAATTGCGTCGACCGTTACGCTCGAATTATCTAGATAACCCATATGTTTCCTTTTACGTTTTTAATAAATATCGTTATTTTAAAAATTATGCTAATACAAAACTACCATTAACATTATCTACATTTTGATATATCAATTGATTTGGATTTGCTGATCTAAATTCTACTACAGGTTTTCCATCAATTGTTTCTCTCGAATTAATATTAAAGCCCGGAGATGTTAATTTACATCCTGCATATCTTTGATTTCGTATGCCGGCCGGCAAATAATCTTGCACTTGTGCTAATTCACCAGTCCAGCCAGGACCTTGTGCATCTAAGAAATATACACTAGTTCCATATATACCCGTACCATAAATTCCGGTGCTTATTCCAGAGCCGCCACTACCCGTATTAAATTCAGCTGTACCAGATACAAATCTTGTTATAGAAGATATTGCATCTAAATATATTGGCTGCAATGCATTACTTAACCAATATGGACTAGATGCAGTTATCCAAGTACTACCTGATCGTAACAAGTATTCATATGAATACGGAACACTATCATATTTTTCAGAATTAGATGCAGTTAAATATCCTTGCCATTGATCATCATCGATACCAGATAATTCCATAATTCTTTCAGATACAGAACCATTGTATAACGGATATAATCCTTCTGCAGTTGGAGAAATAGAATCTAATACAACTGTATATGATGGTAAGAAATTTTGTACATTTGGTAATATTGTATCTTTACTACGTTCTAATAAGTTTGGCTGTATTAATAATCCAGTTAATTTATTTACACGTGCAGGTAGTAATTGATCTAATTGTTTAAAGAATGATAAATCAAACAGCGTAAACATTTTGATATACGCGTTTATATCATTTCGATCTTGATATTTTTTCCAATATGTTTGTGCTGCTTGAATTAAGTTTGGATATGATTTAGAATCTAAATCTCCCGGGTCGCCAATATAATCATCTAAAGACGTAAAACCTAACTGAGCAATTATATCTTCATCAATCATAGTTTGTGGAGAAAAATATACTCCTAATTTTTTACTATCTAAAGGAGCTGTATCAAATTGACTACGTTCAGCTCTAGTTTTAACATCCAACATTCCGATTAATTCATTTGATTCTAAACGAATTTTGTTATCATCATATGTCCCGGCGCCTAATGATACCGCATCATAATAATACGTTTCTTCAATTGAATCATATGGCGTTGCTAATGTCCAACTAGAAAATGATGCAGATATTGTAGATATAGCAGGTTGCACACCTTGCAAACTAGATGTTAAACTATGATTTATATTTTGATTTAATGGTAATCTAAAAATTAACTCAGAATATGTATCAACATTTCCGTCATATGCTCCGGGCGCTTTAGTATGATTATCTAAAGCAGAATCTTGTAAACTCGACGACCAAAATCTTAATTCTTGAACTTGTCCTATTAATCGACTTGCCCCTGTAGATGTTCCGCCTATTGTCAATGTTGCTGAATTCGGTAAAGATGCAGTTGCAGATGCCGAAACTGTACTTACAATTTTTCCATATTTAGATTTTTTTGCAACTAAATCTAAATTAGTTCCGCGTGTTCTTAATATAGTAGTAATCCAATCGCCATTAAATAATTCAAAATCAGCTGATCCCGTTCCGTTAATTTGTATACTACCTTTAGTACCACTACTAAAATCAATAGTAACTGCATTTGATCCTATTGTATACAAATTCATTGTATTAGGTAGTGTCGGATACTTTAAAACATCAGCTGTACGAAAACGTAATTCTACACTTTGTAATGATTGTGAATAATTAACTGTGACAGTGCCGGCGGAACTTCCACTCAAATCCAATGCATAGTCAAAATTTAGTTTTTCATAAATTGGAGCTCTATCTAATCTAGGGCCTCCATATTCATTAATACTAATTATTGATTGCGGTATGCCATAACAAGATAATAATGCTTGAATACTACGTTTAGTTCCTTTACTTTTTAAAAGTAATGGTAAATTGTTAACTATTCTTCGCCAAATTGTATATGTAATATTTTGACCTGGTACCGAGGGATCACCTACCGTATTTGATCCAGTTAATGGTATGCCAAATTCATTTGTTCCTAAAACATATTGCCATAAATCTTGATTTTGATTGCCATTTGTTAAAGTCCAACCAAATTGTTTTGCTACTGAATATAATAATTCATTTGGCATTCCTAATTTAGGATTTTCTTCTCGTTTATTAATTTTAGTCATATGATTGATATATGTATAGAATATATCATAATGATGACCTAACATGTTTATAAACGTATTTAGATTTGCGTTTGATTGATCTAATCGAAGATATTCGGGAACTGAATAATATAGTGCATTATAATTTAATTGATCATATAATGATGCCGATGCATATAATGAATCATACCAATTTGCAAATTGCGAACTAGTTACTGAATATAATGTATAGGGTATTGTAGAATTTAATTTGGGAACTGGAGATATATAACTGCCAGTAAGTTCTGCAACTGTAGCTGATTCTTTAGGAATATCATATGTTGTTAATTTAGAAGATGATTCATAATACATCCATTGTTCAAAATTATCAAAGCCGCCAATTAATGCACTTTTTAAATTTAAAAATTCTTGTTGATTTGCTGTAGCAACACTCCCTGATAATTGAGCTACTGCTAAACTTTGTGATGTATATGTTTCTAATAGTAATAATTTGTATTTAAAATTTTCTAAACGTTCTGTTGCTGAACTATAAAAAATAAAATTATTAAAATCAGAATAATCAATATTCAATTTCATTCCAGAAAGACTTCCGGAAAAATATGCATCAATGATTTGTTGAGATGTTTGTGTTGATGAACCTAATAATTCAGTCCAAGTTTTTAAACCAGTATCAGTTGATGTATTAAATGTAGCAGTTGCTTGCCAATTTGGATTTGCTAATTTATTAAATGTAATTTTTGTTGATTCTGGTTGTACAAAAACATTATCAACATATGGCAATTTTAATTCTTCAACAACCCAACATTTAAAATTAACTTGAAATTCATTAGGTAACGGATTAGCAAGTTTTACATAAACATATTCTCCAACAACTACGCTATTAACAAATTGAAATGTTTGATTTCTACTAAAATTTAATAAATACGTTTTGAATTTTTTTGGAATTTCTATTGTATTTATAATTGATTGTTGATTTCGTATACTAGAAACAATTTCGGTTCTAATATCAACAGTAGATGTTTGATTTACATCTTCTATATAATTAGTTAACTGTTTTAAAAATGTAGCATTTTTTATATCAATCGCACGAAGACGTATTTCTGTACGATCTGGAGATATTTCGTCAATTCGCAAATATTGTTGCTCATAACTACCTATAAGATTTTTAAAGAAATTTACAACAACTCGAAGCGATCCAGCATTTATTTTTAATGCATCAAATTCTTTTCTTAAATCAATTGCAATTGGATTATATAAATCAATTGATTGATTAGTAACTAAATCAGTATACTGAGGTATTTTTGTTACTTGTTGTATTTTATGATTTCCAGTTAGCCAAGAATTTGTAGAATAAACATGTAATTCAATTCTATTATCTTGAGAATTTTCTTTTATTTGATTTACTGGAATATATTTTCGTTCTAGAGGAGTATATGATATTAAGTCTAATTGTAGATCAGTTAAACGCTGAGCAACTACTGCATTTTTTGTGGAAGCAATTTGTTCGATATTTTTATATTGCGTTAACATTTTTTAAACTACAGTTAATTGTTGGTTAGTTCCTTGAGTACGTTTTGCAATAATGCCGTTATTGGAGTTATTTGGGGCTTCATTAAACGAGCTACTAGATAATAGTATAGTATCAAAATTTAAATTATAAACACCCGCCGTTCCTTGTGTATTTGTAGGCGACCATCCAAATATTCCTGGTTCAGACGGTATATCAATTGGTTCAACGGTCCAATAAGAATTTTCAGGCAATATCCAGCTATTCCTACTGGCCATGGCTTCTACATAATATGTATCATCAATTTGTATATCAGTGTAATCTACAACATATTCTAACAATAATATTGGATAATCAGTTGAAGTAAGTCCATTCGGATTAGTACCCGAACCAGCATCACCCGATGTTTTTGCTTCTGTATAAATACCAATTTCTTCAAATTCTCTATAAATTTTTGGATTTTTTCTATTTAATTTTAACCATATACCCACCGGGCCAGTTACACCTTCATTAGGAACAAATTGTGTATTTATAACAAATCTCAATGTCTGATTTTTATCTTTTAAAGTTTTTATTATATCTTTAGTTAAAGTATAACCATTAACTACTGGTTGTGCGCCACCTGTAAATTGTAATTGTTTATATCCTTTAGAAATTTGCCTAGCATCTAGTCCATAATACCAGTAAGATTGAAACGATGTATTTATTTTTGTAACATTAATAGGTTGACCTTGAGAATCAGTTTCAACTGGTATTTTTAATTCTGTAGTAATATTATCTAAATCTAAATCTAAATCTAAATCTAAATCTACATCAGTATCAATTGTAGTAGTAGTAACCGGAAATCTAAAATAATTAAATTGTGTATTTAATAAAGGTAATACTGATTCAGCTAGTATATTTGTTGTTATTGCTTCAATAACTAATAATGAAGATGTTGGTTGTATTAAAACATTGCCTCCTTGATCGCGAGAAACTACTGCGTTATTATTTGATATCGCAGTTATTCCTTTTTCATCATAAAATGAATCTTGTACTAATGAAACGCTATCACTCATCTAACTACTTTAAAATAAATTTGATCATCAATATATTGTTCCGTAAAGCCATCTACAATTTTTAGTTGCAAACGATAATAGCGCTCAGGCATAAAACCGTTCATATCAACGTAAATATAATTGCTTGTACTATCACAACTTAATTTAGTATAAATATTATCGTACGGAATTATGACTTCATCTGTAGCTGCATCTAATACTGAATAATATGATGCTGATGATAAATATTTAACGGTTTCTATAGGAAATAAATTAGTTGGCGATTTTTGTGGATATTTATCGCGAGCATATATCCTAATTTTGCTAATTTCAGTGTCTTTATAAGACGGTTTAACATTGGTATAAATTATATATGAATCTAGATTAGCCGCTGTCAATGATCCTGTTGTAAAAGCACTATTATCCCAATACATAGTTATTCTAGGAACATATATAGTATGTGTTTCTCTACTAAAATAACGAACATAACCAGATACTGCGACATTAGATTCATCAGCATCTGAATATTGTATTAAGAAACCATAATTAGGTATTGTATTATTATTGCTACCACTTAACCATATTTTTATTTGATCAGTAACATCTATATTTAAATCAGTTGTTCTATATGAAAATGATTCCGATGTAATTAATACAGGAGCAGTACCTGAACCCGAATAATAAAGATAATTACCACCTTTACCTGAACCAGATATATATAAATCACTTGTACCGATTTCAATTTGTTGACTACCTGATATCCAAGATGAACCAGATGTAGGAGTATTCCAACAAACACCATCAGTTGTAGCTTCATTAAGATAACCAGTACCATTAACCCAATCTTGTCCTAACATTTTTACTGCAATTGTATAATCTGCCGGCAAGTTTTTTGCTTGATCAGTGTATAATTGTAATACGAATTTACAATCATTAACAGTTTTAGAATATTTAGATAATGATGCTGAAATTTCAGTCATATCAAATTTAACAACTGCACGAGATTTTAATAAAGTAGAGCCATCAGTACCTAAACGTTTGCCAACTTCTAGTATTTCATCTAATCCAGTATTGTATGTTGGATATGCTTCATACAACGTTGCATCTTTATTTGCATAAAATATTCTAAACATTATGTTCCTTAATAGTTAACTACGCGACCTTTAATATCTTGATTTGGAAATTTAACTTCAAATATACTAGGATCTAATGAAGGATATACAATTCCATTTTTTGTAGCAGATGCTAAATCATAAACATTGCCAGAATATCCTAATGTAGTGTCAAATAAATTATTAAATGTAATATTAACTAAGTTTTGTACACCGTTTACATTTGAAATAATATTCATTACCTCAGTTTTAATAACTGGTTGATTTATTTGCCAACGATCAACATCAAAATATGTTTTTAAAGCATTTATACAATTTAATAATACTTCATTACTATTATAATTTGATAATACAGAAATTTCAAATTGAACACCTATATTAATTATAAAAGCATCTTTAATATTAATTGCGTCTGTTAATATTCTATAATGATTTAAGTATGTTTTTAAATTTTCTTTGATTGAATTATTCAACGCAACTAATTGTTTGTTTTCATTGAATCCTAAAACATACATATTAAGTGCTAATGGATTTGGCAAACGATTCTGTGTATAATCTTCTTGTATTATTTGATCGTCTGGTACAATATATGCTTTTGAAATGCTACCATATTTTGCTGGCATCGAATATGCTCGTATAATATAATCGTCGCGAGTCACTGTACGATTTTGTGTTGCAAAATTTGCTAAAGCATTGTTTTTAACATCCTGCAATGTATCAGAATTTTTTGCACCTGTTGCAGGTATTGGATTGGTTACTGCTACTGTATTTTTAACAAAATTAAATACTGGAACAGATGCTGTTGAATTTACATCTTCATCATAATTAATTTGTTGTATATTTGTAAGAACATTTGCTACAACATTATCTGCAATTCCGTTTCCAATTGTATAAGTAACAGTTAATGTAGTATTTGCAGGTGCTTGTCCATATGTTCTTGTATATAAAAAGTTTGATGGATCAATATCAACATCAACATCAACTCTAATACCCGCTAAACCATTACCAACATTTGTAGGATTTGGAATAATTTCTTCATCGTTATTATCTGATACTCCGGCACCAAATTGTATTTCTAAAAGATTGTCACTTCGCAATCTAGTAACAAAACGTTTTGCGGTACGTTTCATTTTTAATAAACTTGGAGATGATGAACGATATTGATATAAGTCCGGATCATTTTCTGCCAAATTCGGAATCGATTCAAAAATAGTATCTTGTGCTAAATATGGAACTTCATACCAATTATCACCATCAGATTCAGTCATTGAAATTATATCAATAATGTTTGATTCTGGTAAAACTATTTTATCATATGCAATTGGAGATCCAAATGTAAATGATCTAGTAATGATTTCGCCAGAAACTGCTCTAACTTGTTTTTTTAATAAATAATAAGTAGGCTGTTTAGTAACATCATCACTTTCATAAATTGAAACTTCTGTTGTATCAAATGAAGAAGAAAATGCAAAATCTACAGAATCTAATGTGCGAAATACAGCTGAACCATTATTAGCAGAAACTTGCATTCCTGGTTTGATTGAAAGTGCATAGTTATAATCAGGAGCAACATTACTGCCTGATCCAATTGATGGAACTAGTTGAAATACATCTAAAGTTACATATGCTGGAATAGAATTTTTAGGTTGATATCCTAACATCTTTGCAATATCATATACATTGCCTCTTTCAGTTGCTTGTTCTAATAATGATTCTTTTAAATTATTATCTGCATAATATGATAATACATCGCCAACATATGCAGCTAATTCTAACATGATCATTCCAGATGATGCTTCACTAAAATCAGTATACGTTGTAGGAAAATACTGTTTAGTAAATTCAATTAAATTTCTTCGAATTTGACTAAAATCTTTACCTAAATAAGAAACATCTTTTTTAGTTACCATGTTATTATCCTTGTACTATCTGTATTATTCCATTATCATCAAAAGCTAATGTAAGTGTGTTTAAATTTATTCCATTAGATGAATATTCAATTGTAATTTCTAATGTATGTATCATTGTTGGATCATCTTCAATTGTTTTTACATTAATTGTAGAACTATTTATTTCAGGTATCCAAAATGATATTGCAGGTAAAATATATTCTTCAATTTGTTGTTGCAAATCGCGAGAATTAATTTCAAATAAAATTTTAAATAAATCAGTGCCGAAGTTAGGTTGTAATGGACGTTCTCCTCTTTTAGTCAATAAAAGATTTTTAAGTTTATTAAAAACAACTTGTTCTGTATCGTATATTGTAGAAAGTGGTGTTGCTGAACCTAAATCAACATCTAATCCAAATGCATTTGCTGCAGATTGATTTATTTCTACAATAACATATGGCACTATTTACCTTTCTTTTTATTTATAGCATTCATTAAACCAGAATAATCTCTAGTTAACACTTGTTGTATTTCTTTCGGGACTTCAAACGTTTTACCTGTTTCCGGATCTTCCATTATTTTAGGAGCAACTGGTTGACCGGTGATTGCAGCTTTCATATTTTCTCGCATAGCACCAAAATTCTTTGCATCTGCAGAAGTCATTCGTATTTCTTCCATACCTTCATTCATCATATCAGCAAAACTATTCATAGCCGTTGGTGTTTGTTCTACCAATGCATCTGTTTCATTGAGAATTGAAGCCCATTTATTTTCAGAAAATTGAACTGTCTTGCGCTTTGGCATAGGCGATGGTGGAGCTTGTTTTTTTGTCTGCGGCTGTTTCATCTCTGTAATAGTAGATTGTAAACCTTCGCGAAGAATTTCAGTTAATTCTTCTTTTACAACCTCACGTACGGCCGTTTTAAGTGCTTTTACTAATGTTTTTGTATCCATGATAATACTTTAATAATAAATATGTAGATTAGTATTTTATGCCTGGGGGCCATTCTGTATCTGATAATTTTGGCCCGTAGAATATTAAGTTTTGCGTATCAATATAATAATCGCCTAATTTACCGATATCTGAAGTTGGTATTCCTTCTTGCTGAAATACTGCACTGGGAGCTTCTTGTAAATTAGATAACACATCTAATTGACGCGAAATTAAAGTTTGAATTGTAGTAGCCCTATCAAGTAAATCTTGTTCTGATACATTGATGTCTCGATAAAATTCTGATGAGTATAAATCATTATATGTATTTATGTTATTGACTTCTGTGTCTGTTGTTGATAACATTTTAATATCAGGCACATCGCCGTTACATGAACTACTTAATTTTTGTAATGCTTCTTGAATCGGTGGCATAATCACCGGTGGTAATTTATTAATTAATGTCGCAGGATATTCTGCCAATTGATTGATACATGTCAATGCATTAGTAATAGTTGCATCTTGAATAGCTTGCAATTGTTGTGCAATAAACAATGGTGCAGTTATTGGATTTGATAACTGTGCAACTGTAATTGCAGTCTTTATACTATTAGCGATATTAACTACACCTTTTGTTACATTAACTACTTGTTGTACTTTTGGTATAGTTTGTTGTACTCTTCCAATCAATCGTTGAATTTCTTCTAGATCTTGTTTAAGTTTTTTAATTCTAGGATCATTGCAATTACAATTTTCTGGAAGTTGAATTGTATCTTGTACTGTCTGTAATGATTTATCAATTAACTTGTCAGTTTCCTTTAAACCTAATTCAACTAGTTGATTAGTTAATTTACCAGCTAATTTAGGTATTTCATCTAATGGTGGTATTATTGCCATGGTTTACTTTTATTTTCTAGGATTGAATTCCATCCGATATTTTGAACTTACTAAATCATTTAATTTTTGTCGAGCAGATTTTAATTGAGTTTTTGATAGAAATCCGCCGGTTAATTCTCCACATTGTATGGGAACAAATTGTAATTGATCTAATATTTTACTCAATATATCTACCAATACATCTCCATGAACTAATGGTTGACTTGCTTTTTCACCACCAATCAAGATATTATTAGGAGTATTTAATATGATACCTTTTTCAGAATCGATAACAGCTAAATCACGTTTAGCTCGAAGTATGATTCGGTCTGCTATTCCTGCAAATTGCGAACCATTAAATGAATTATGTATTGTTAATGGCTTTGTAAGTTGTAGATCATTCAATTCTTGTGTACTAGTTAAATATAATGATGATGCATCTTGTTCTGCACTTTCTACAACAAATTCTTTTTTATTTTTATTGATAGTTCGATTCGATAATATAATAATCGGATCGCCAATATTGTTATCTGAACCGGTCCACGATGGAAATCTATAATAGTAAGTACTTGGATAATTTATATTTAATGTACTACTAAATCGTATACTGTTTCCATTTCGCCCTTCAATTAAAATATCACCCTCATATGGTTGAATTGGAGAAATAGATTTTCTTGAAAAAGTATTTCCTGGTTTTATTGCATTTATTTCTTCTGCTGTACGCTGGCCAGAAATACCTGGAATCATATTTTCATTGATAGATGATTGTATATCAATAGTTGAATGATAATACCACGTTTCTCTCCAAATTTTATCAGTCGTTTGTTGATTAAATGATTTATAAATTAAAACAAATTCACCAACCAATGGTATTTTTTTTATGCTAATATTACCAGGCTTAACAATATAAATTTTTTGATTGTATAATTGACTACAAGATCTTACTCGAATTGCAAATAATTCTGATAAATTAGAATTTTCAGTAGGAGTTGTAACATATTGATATGTTCTTTCATAATCTAATACTTCAGCAACATCCCATTCAATTTGATTCATTAACATCCTTTTCCAACTTTCGTTTTGCTGTTTCGATGCGTTGATTTAGCATATCACTTTCATATGTAATGATATCTAATTCATCCGTCAATTCTGCAGACAATGTTTGTTCAGCAACTCGTAATAATTGTTGCTTTTCTTCATCACTTAATAAACTATCAACGCCAGAAATTGTTTGTTTGGTTGAAATATATCTTTGTACAATTGCAGTTAATTTAACTAGATGATCATCATTTTTAACTGCAACATCTAGATATTCTTTAATTAAAGGTACAATGATTGTTGCATCAGACGCATTTTTTATCAATGGCTGCAATTGTGCAATCAATTGATTTATTTGTCTGTCTTTCTTTTTTGAATTGTGATATACATCAGACATTAAGTCTGAAAAGGTTGTTCCTTTAAATAATTCATCAGATTTGTCCATAACGTAAATCCTTTAATAATAAATATTAAAACGGCAATTTTATGAATTCTGTTTGTTCGTACTCCAAGAATTTTTCTTCATAGATTTGTTTTAATACCTTGATAACCTTAGTTATGTTAGTAGTTTCTAAACCAGTACGTTCTCTAATAAAAATATAAAGAGCTTTTTTATTAAAATTTTCAATGTTTTGTCTAGTTTCAAAAATATGAAGTATTGAGTCGGCTACATGAATATCCGTTGGACTTGTAAAAATATAATTTAAATTATCATAACAATAATCAATATACGCATCCATAAAATAACGCAATGTTTCTAACATATCCTCGTTATGCATTTCAGTAATAATATTGCGTTGTTCGTCAACATCAATTTCTAAAGCATCTGATTTTACTTTAGCATATCCTTTTTGATTTTCTGCAATTAAATAATTAAATGATGTTCTAGTATAATAAGAATATGCTTTGCCAGCTGCAGCATTAAATTTATCTAAACGAGCTGTTAGATATGTAACTAAATCAGTTTGTAAGTCTTGAAATGAAGAATCAATATAATCTGGTTTGACTTTATTTATGATATTTTCAGCAAGTTTCATGAATGCTGGATAGATAAATCGTCTATATATTTTTTCACGCAGTGCTAGATTATCTTCTGATTTATTATATGCAGATATTGCTATATCTGTAATCTTTGTAAAATAAACGTTACTTTTTTTCTTGCGCGCCATTTTCAAATTCTTCATTTAATTCTTCAACTACTTGCTTTAAGAGTTGAAATGTAGTCCCTGCTTCATCTTCTGACGCAAATGCTCCTAATCTATCAATTTGTTGCATTGCTTCATGAGACTGTGCAATGCGTTCAAACATGTATTGATTAGTTGATTCTAAATCTTCAATATATTCTTGTGCATCAGCTAATGCTCCAGCTAAATACCAAACTCGAAATATAAGATACGTTGTTGATAATAACAATATTACTATTAATAAACCAGCTATCATATTAATCCTGATTGAAT